CCCTTCGCCCAGCGTTTTGATCTCGTTGGCGCCAGCAACCTGGGCCGTAATTTTGAGAATCGCGTCGAGATTCACGGCTAGGCCTCCTGTGCGCGAAGAGCAGTGAGCGCGGCATGCTCCATCACTCGCAACCGCTCCACCATGGCCCGGTGGTCAGGCACCTCATAGAGATCGAAGAGCTTGCCTGGGCCCAGATAGGTATTGAGGTCAAGGCATTCCCGACCGTTCATGCTGAATTGCCACTGCCCTCGGCAGAACATCATCACGGCGTCCCAGTTGGCGGGGAGCACCGGGTAATCGATGATTTCGGGCTCGGGCATGGCGGGGAGTGCTACACCGAAGGCTGCGGCGGCGGCGATGGCGTCGGGAGAGTAGGGGGCTTTTCGCTTACCGCCGGTTGCCCAGTATTCAGCGGCGCCGAGTAGTTTTTTTCTTCGCCTTCAGTGTCGAGGCTTTCAATCCATCTGTCGATAATGGCCCGCAAAGCGCCTTTAATGCTGAGCACTCTGTTCCGAGCAGCTTCATCAAATAGCACGGAATTGCCCCCAGGCCCAACGATGTCATCCCAGCCGCCCAGGATGATGTCAACTATCTGCCGATCGGTTCGGGGCTCCCTGGTTTTTTCGTCTTCTGTTAGCTCATCTTGCTGCCCAGCGGCCCGCCAGAAATCAACGAATACATCCCTGATTTGCTTTACGTCTAGCCGATTATATAGCGCCGTGAATTTAATTTCAATGGGAGTGCTGGGGCTGTCGCCCGCCACTTTCCAGCTCACCTCGCGCGGGTAGGTGGGAGACAGGTCAAGAACAAAAGTCATGGTGGTGGTGAGTGGGGATCGGGCTAGGGAGTCTGAGCCAGCAGACGCTTAGGTAAATGCAAACGTGTGGCCATCATTGCCCGTAGTGCTGGGCAGCAAAATGCCCGGCACCCTCATCATTACCACCCCGTTATCATTCTCATAGCTAGGGATCAGCGTCTTGGCCCTGGCAGCTGCAAATGCCACGCGGTTGCCGTTGGTGGTGCCGTGGGTGACACTGAGGGCCCCAGTGGTATTAGTAAGCGCAGCTGCAAATGGGTCGAATACCGATTGTAGCGGGGCCCCGTAGACGGCTTCGAACGTCGTGGTCTGCATACCGGTGATCAACACCTCTTTGGCGCCACCTGGCCGGGAGTTATAAATCGTGTCATTTGTCAACGTCACCCGGAAGCTTTGCAGGTCCCCAGCGCTATGGCCGGCAATGTTTATGTTCAGCGTATTGCCCAGGGTGACCGGTAGCGCAAGCGGCGCTGTAGTGGAGAATGTATAAGTAGGCAGCGCAGCTGTGACGGGGCCTGCGTAGATTCCAATGCCCTGGAAGGTAAAGTAGCCCTTATCGTTATTAACCAGCTCAAATGTCACTGAAGAGCCGCGCCAGCCGGTGACGGCGTGGCGGGAGCCGTTGTACCAGATATAGCAAGTGACGCTAGTGCTAGCGGCGCCAATTGTACTAATCTCGGAATAAGTATTAGACGTGGTGGCAACCGTAGTCAGCGCGTGGCGGCTGGCCTGTAGCAGTGGGCCATAGCGCGGCGCAGTACCGGCGACGCCGCTGCCGTTGACCTCAACCTTGAAATTGACCGCGTAATGCTCGCCGACAACCATCTGCCGCTGGCCGCCCATAAACGGCCGCACCAGGCTCTCGGTGATAACTTCCCCGCGCATCTCGGGGATTACCGGCTCAGTGCAAAGAATGGCATCGTTAGCTGTAGGAACAGCATCGACGCCATAGTTGGTCTCCAGCTTGACCAGCGCTAGGTTTTCAACTGCAAAATTAGCCATGATTATTTACCGGGGGCTGGGGTGGAGGGGTTGACCTGAGCTGCGGCAGGCTTGGTAGGCTTGGTAGGCTCGGGAGCCTCCGCGGGCAGCGCAGGCTCTGTGATGAGCGTGCGCTTCCCGGTCGCAGGGTCAAGCAGGTAGCTGCCGCCGTGGCCAGCAGCAAACATTTCATCTCCAGTCAGGCTAGCCACTCCGATCCCCCTAGATAGTTGCGGTCGGGTCGTCGCGCCGGTGGCGGAAACGAACCTCGAACCTCAGCCTAGCGATTCCGATCTCACCCACAGCACGATCCCACTCTATCCCTTCGGGCACAACGTCCCAGGCCAAGCCCCCCAGGGTGCGGGGGCTGGCCATCAGCCGCTGACTGATTTCAACGCGGATCGGATCGGCCAATGTGCTGAGCGGCCGGCCTGAAACGCAGATGTCAACGAAGGCCTTCAGCTGGCAGTCCACCACGGGCACCGTTCTAGCGCTGCTGGTCTCAGCGTCGCAGCCCAGGATCAGGCAGGGGCATTCGTCGCGGCTGGGCGGCTCCTCGCGCTCGCGCCAGATCCGCGTGTCTACCTGCGGCACGCCCTGCAGCAGGGCCTCGACGGCCACCATGATGCGCTCACTGATGCTGCTGGTCATGGCCGGCGGCTATAGGGGTCAGGGTCGAGAGTCCGAGCGCCAGAGCTCAGCGCTTGCGACTGTAGGGGAACGCACGACGCGCGGCGCTGAGTACCAGCTGTAACACGCTGTTGCTCCGCAGCCTGCTGAGGCCAATCAGCTCGCTGGTAACGAACAACGCCAGGCCTGCATACTGCGCATAGTCGCTGGAGATGGTCATGGAGTGCCTCTGTCTGGCTACAGGCTACTGCCAACAGCCGGCCAGCTCACAGGCCGCCATCCCTCAGTCGTTCGTCGTGGCGGTCGGCGACCTGCTCCAGTCGGTTGATCTGGGATTGCTGGTTGCGGATCACCTCAAGGATTTTGGCCTCGAACGAGCCGAGGCCCCTGGCAATTTTGAACAGTGCTGCGGCGCCAGCAGAGGCCACTCCCAGCAACGACAGGCCTAGGGTCGCTAGCGCGATCATTGCATCAACTCCCATGGCCTCAGGCTAGCGAGTCTGAGGCTGACTCACCATCGCCGGGTTCCGGATCGGGCTCGGGCAGTCGAACAATGGTGGCCGTGCCGTCAACACGCAACGTGACAGCCCAGTTGGCCATCAGTTGTAGTCGGTCGGCAGTGCAGCCTGGAGAATGTTTTTCCAGCAACTCGCACAAGTCAGCGGACAGCGCAAGCATTCCAGCCGCTGTAATCCCTAACTCCGCGACCGTTGCCGGTGGATCTGCGCATCGACAGCCTCGCTGTTGTGACGCAAAAAACCTTTGCCGGTTGTGGCGCCAGCAGTGACGCTGACGCCGCCCAACCGGTCGAGTGCCACGCGATCGGCGGCAGCTGATAGCGTGGCCCAGCTCAGAGGCTTGTTTAACTTAGTACGTTGAGACTAGCATTACGTTTTTAGCCACTAACGTAGTAACGTTGACGTATCAACCTTCAATTGGTTCAGGTTTTGGTTGAGGTTCTGGTTGAGGTTCACTGTAAAAAGCCTCAGGCTCAGCACGGGAAGCAAGTAGCGCGGCAACCCTAGCATCATGGCTAGTGGTAGTACCAAACTCGCTGGTGTAGATTTCGCCAACTCCACTAGCGATCAGGCCATTAGCCTGGTCATCGTTATCGAAGACAACCAGCTGAGTGGCCGCGTATTCAATTTCGTCAATAGGGCCGTTGACCAGCAGCCTCAATGTTTTGGCCATGAATCAATTAAGCAAAAAACACCGAACCAACTATAGCACCATCAGGCGCTGCCGTGGCGCTGGAGTCAGCGGCGCCTGTTACGGTGGTAAGCGTAAGGCCGGTAGCAAAACCCGTTAGTCCCCCTTCGTTAAAATGACGACTGATCCCATTAGGAGGGATTGCAATTGGGATAACAACCCCTGCGGTACCGGCTGTGGCCGTTGTTGAATTATATAACTTGGCATATACCCATAAAGTCGTAGTATTTGCCAAGTTCCAGCCAAGTGGTCGTGTTACTCCAACTTTAAGTATTGAGCTTGGGCTTGCCGCCGAAGATATTACCTTGGCGGGCGTGGCACCACCTGTGACGCTAGCACGGTATTGAACACCAACATCGCTGGCAAGTGCCGTACCAGCTAATACAGTAACAGCACCTGTCATTGCTAGTGGAGATCCAAACCCCGACTGCTTCATACCCGCTAGGTATAAAGGGATGTTGGCATTCTCTTCCAGCGATAAAGACAATATAGTCCACGTTGTTCCAGAAGCTGGTGCTGTAGAGCCATTGTAAGCCCACAGATACAAAAATAAATTCGTACTGTCATCTGGCACAATATCTGATCTTAATGCCGATAAATTAAGTACATCCCCTATTCCTGATCGACAGGCTGCAGCGGTTCTGCCGTCTAGCTGAATAGATGCAGAGTGAATATTAGCATAAAGAGGGGCAGTCATTGTTACAGAACCAGTATTCCAACCCCCACGCTGGGCGTCAAGCGTAGCGTTTGCAGTACCAGAGTAAAGCTGCTGCACGTAGCTGTGCCCAAACAAGTCAAGCGTGCCGCTACTGCTAGCTGGCCACGCAGTTACTGTAAAGGTAATAGTATTTGCACCAACACTAGCAATAGGATATCGTCCTGGAATGCCAGCCGCACCAGTAATAGCACCCAACATCATAGACTGACCGACGTTGGCTGACGTGTATGAATGACCAGGAAACGTTACAACTACGTTTGTAGCCGTGCATGTGTAGGCAAGGTTTTCACCAATTCTGTCAGCAAGCAAAACCATTAAGTTACTGTTTGCTATCCTTTGCGACGGTAGCAAGCGCCACCTTAAAGCCACCGTTCCCCTAAATGAGACAGCAGATCTGCAGAGCAGTTCAGCGTTTGTCGCAGTACCTGTGTTGACAAGCAAGTTACCGCTAGCTTGTGATACTACTAATGAAGACGATGATCGTAACACTAACTCTGGTGCCAGTAAATTAGACCCAGTGCTAGAAAAATCTGCTTTCCACTGAGAGCAAGGTGCATGTCGAACCACTGAACCACGATCGGATGATGCGGCTGACGTAGTTTGCACATCTGGCTGACTACTGGCTATCGCAGCCAGCGATATTACCGCCGGGCTGTCACTAGCTAGTGTCACTCGCTGAGTGCTGCCATCTGCGTTACCAACACCACGGGTAACGTTTGGAGCAACCGGTAGGACGGTTCCACTGGACGCCCCTTGCACCGTCAACACATCCGAACTAGGCGCACCGGCAGTACCAAACGCCGGCAGCTTCAGCAGGATCGAGCTGAGGCCTTGCGCGAGCCGCTGCATCCGCCCATTTAGGCCAGCGCTGGCGGTGTCGCTATTTGGAGGGGTTTCATTAGTAGTGCCCAGGCAATTGTTAATAATTTCCTGATTGGTGGCGGTGGCGGCATCAGCCGCCAGAGACGGCGCCACCTGCAGCCGGCCGCCGCTCAGTGTCGCCGGCAGCCTATCCAGCAGCGCCTGATAAAACACCTGCACCAATCCCGCGAGGCCGCTGGCGCCAGTTGGCAGGGTGGGGGCATCTGTGCCGGTGACGCCCAGCCTGCCGTCAATGCTGCCCAGCGCAACATTAGATGCCGCCTGGTTGGTGGCTGTGGATGCATCGGTCGCCAACGACGGTTCAACCTGCAGCCGCGTGCCGGATAGTGTCAGAATTGGCAGCCTCGCAGTCAGCTGCACGTTGGTCAGCGGGCCAGAGACCGGCTGAGTTGTCTGCCAAAAAGTCCCTGAAACCGGCTGAGTTGCTGGCCAGAACGTTCCGCTGACTGGCACTGGCTGAGCCCTCAGCTCAACGTCAGTCAGCGGTCCAGATACGGGCCACCGTCCACCGTCTAGCGGCGGCAATTTGTCGCCGATGCCACCCAGCAGGACATTCCCGGCTGCCTGCAGTGCGCTGGTAGCGCCTATTTCGCTGTCATCAATAACAATTTGCAGCGCATCGCCGCTGTTCATTGCTGTGGTAACGATCTCAAGCGTTAAAATGCCTGTTGTCGCGTTATATGCGCCGCCACGTCCCGACTGTGCGGGCAGATAAAGATAAATCTCATTAGAAGTATTGACAATGCTGACAATCTGTGCCTGATGCGTTGGCCTCGTAGATCCCGCTGCAAACGTCACCGTTCCAGCCGTTGGGCTAAACGTGAACAGCGACGGATCGAGCGGTGGCTTGCGCATTACTGGAACACAGATAGGTAGTAAGAAATGCCCACGTCTTCATGGGCGGGAGGTGGGGTTTCGTTAGTGGGCATCAGGGGCACGATGCACATTGCCCCGTCATCAATTGGACGAGGCTTGTACTCCACCTTGAAGGTGACGCCATCTACCGTAATAATTTGGCCATAAACAAGATTGCCAAATGTGGCAGTTGGTGCCAACAGCGGATATTCAACGTAGGCAAGATCGCCGCCCAGAGCAAATTCACCGGACTGGTCCAGGATGCCGAGGCCCGTCACTGTTCCCGCCACAACCGGCGTGCCGAAGTCAGCGAAAAACAGATCTAGGGCCTCGGTAAATGGCATCAGTCGGGGGCCTTCTCAATTGCCTTGGGCTTGGCGGCTGGGGGGGCTGCCTCAATGGCGCCCAGGGCCAGCAGCGGCGCGGCTGCAGCGCTGCTTAGGGGGATCTCCCCGCCCTCTGGATAGCGGGCCCCGTCGTGGTCAATGGGGCCCGCTAAGACCGTGTAGATGCTGGTGTCTTGTTGGGTCATGGTCAGGCAACAACGTTTGAGAAGAGGTAGCCAACGTCGTTGGCGGCAATGATTTCATTGACGCTTTCACCCACCCGCACCCGCTGAGAACCGCGCAGGCCGATTTTAGGCTCGGGGATGCTGCCGCTCACCCGGTTGCCAAATTCGGCGGTATAGCCAAAGGTGATCACTTTGCCGTTGGTGGTGCTGCCAATAGGGTTTTGATGGAGCAAAGCCATGTGCTTGCCCCATACCCGCACCAGGCTGGCTGTCTGGCCGGGTTTGGCGCTATTGATCCAGGCCTCGCCCACCAGGATGCGATCAAGCTCCAGCAGCTCGGCAACGGCCTGCAGGGTGGCAGGTGCTCCAGCGCCATTACTGGTCAATGTGTTGCCGGTGCTGGAGGGGGCCAGCGCTGCAGTAATTTTGGGGTGAACCTTAAGGCGGCTCCATGCCTGTCGGCCAATGACTCCAATATTGGGAGGCATCAACATGCCATCTCTGGCGGTGTTGATTGCGGTGTACGGATCGGAGTTTGTGAAGTCGCTCCACTGCGATGTACCGCTTAACGTTGCACGGTTGGCGGCTGGGTAGGTAGATGCACTAAAGTACAACGTAGCAACTCTTTGTTCCCTGTCCAGAGCAACCAAATCAGTAAGCCCTTCGACTGCAGCCCCTAATGGGTCAAAGCCTGCCGGTGCTTTTTCGATGTCATCATTAGGCACCAGGTCGTCCAAGCCATAGTCTCTGACAAAGCCAGTTTGATCGCTGCCGCCAAATTGCACTTCGTTGGGCTGGGAGGTGCGGCCAACCATGGTCTCGGGCACCGTAAAGGCTTCGTCTCGATTTCGCAGAAGCCACTTAAATTCTTGACTGCCGACGCCAACGCGAGGCGATACTGCGTCAGCAATATATCTTTTGTTGCTGTACGCAAGTGAAATCCCCGTGCGCTCTTGATCAATAGGAAAGGGAAAATTTTGAAAGGCCATGAATTAGTCAGCAAAGGATTGTTTGATGCTTAAATAGTTCAGCCTTGGAAAGATCCAGGGATCAACAGCACGGGCCCCTTGTCGCCCAGCACACCGGAAGCCAAGGCAATGCCGCAAGTGCGAATGTTCGTGCCGGCTGTCGCTGTTGCGGTAATGGCTCGGCCTACCGAGTCCGAGGTGATCAATGCACCGCGCGTGACATTGCCTCCGAAATCCACGGTGGCAATGCCAGTCAAAACGACGTCAAATCGCTCGCCTGATGCACAGCCAACTTCATCGCTTGCGCCCACAATAGAATCGCCAGCAGCAGCCGCTGGAATCATGGTGCGATCGTCGGTGCCAAATTTGATCAAGCGATTGGCTGCAATTGCAGCGCCAGCTAGAAATGCTTTTTTCAGTCCTGCGTTGCGCAAGCTCATGGGAATTGTCTCGTTAAGGATTTAGTCGGAGTGGTAAATCAGACTTGAGCAAACTCTTGCTTGGCTTTGGCCACCGCAGCAGTTGCGGATAGCGCTCGGCCCTGGGCCTGGGCCTCGGCGATCAGCTCCTTAGCTCGACCTGCCAGCTTCACGCCGTCTACCTCGGGCTTGGGAGCCTGAGCCTCTGCCTCCAAGCCTTCAGGCGCAGCAGCCTGCGGCACCGCATCAATGGCGTCATCAAGCCGGGCTTGACGGTGGTTGGCCTGGCGCAGCCGGTCAGCGGCGATCACCCGCATGGCAGCCTCAGGCCCGGAAGTCTTACCGTCAGCGGCCAGCTGTTCAATCAGCGCCTCATGGCCAGGCAATGCCTGCTCGCGCACAGCGGCGATGCGGTCGCGTTCACCAGATGCGCCCTCGGCCCGCAGCACAGCCGCAGCCTGGGGATTCTCGGCCGCCCACTCGGCGGCCGCTTGGGTGGGGTCCATAGATGCTCGTCTCAGGGGGGGTACGACAACCGACGACCTGGCGGCCGTGGCTGCCCGATCGTTTAATTCGGCAATTACACTCTCCAGACTAGCGATTCCGTCCGCCAGGCCTGCGTCTACAGCCTGCTGGCCAATAAACACCCGAGCATCGGCCATATCAGCAAGCACTTGGTCGACGGAGGCACCACGCTGAGCCGCTACATCGCCCACGAACAGCGAGTAGAGATAGTCCACCTGGTCTTGCATCGTCTGTCGCCCCAGCTCGCTTAGCGGCTGGTGGTGGCTCATAGCGGCCTTGAACCGGCCGGCAAATATCTCGGTCGTTTTCACGCCTAGCGACGCCTCGCGCTGGCTTTGATCGGAGTGGGTGGCGATCACGCCGATGCTGCCCACCGGGTGAACACTGGAGCCCAGGTAGACCCGGTCCGCTGCTGAGCCAATCCAGTAGGCGGCGGACGCCATCGCCCCGTCAACCCAGCTGGCTATGGGTTTCGCGGCACGGGCCGCCATCACTGCCGCTGCGGCCGCCGGTGTGCCGCCAACAGCGCCGCCGGGCGAATCCACCAGCAGCACAATGGAGCTCACCGCGGGGTCAGCTGCTGCGGCCTGCACATCACGAACAAACAGCTCGGCGCTGGTGCCGCCGCTCACCTGAGCCATCAGGTTCATTCGCGGCGCGATCACGCCTCGCAGCGGAATCAGCGCCGCCCCGTCCCGCACCTGATAGCCCTGGGGCTCGTTCTGCAGCTTGCGGCCTAGTCGGGCCTCCACCGCTTCGAGGTCGATCGATTCGCCCCGAAGGTGGTGTGCGTAGATCTCCTGAATCTCCATCAGGCGATCGGCATCAATCGCCCAGGGCTGGTAGAGAACGTCGAGGATGTTCATGTCTTAATCGAGCTCGGCAGGGTCTTCATTCTCGCCAGGATCGTCATCCCCTGGTCCTGGCACGCTGCCGGCAGGGAGCTGGGGGGGCGCCGCGCCTGGCTGCTGCAGTACCACGGGGGCTTCTAGACCACCTTCAACACGCTCGGCCGTAACTCGGACGCTGGTGCGGTGGTTGGCCTCCCAGTCGCTGCCGTCGTAAGCAAGCGATTCTTTTGGCAGCGTAGTGAGGCCAATATTGATGCGTTTCTCAGCTGCGCTGGCCTCCTTGAGCGGATCCAGGGCCCCAGGGCCGTCGCCACTCCAGCTGGAGCCGAGCCAGGCGGCACGAATGAACGGGTCGGAGAAAAACCCAGGGGCAGTCAGGTGGCCCATGGCCACACCATCGGCAATTATTTCTTCGTAGATCGGCCCGCCAAACCTACTGGAGAGCCGAGCACGGCGCACCTGATAACTGCGCCAGGCGTCCATCAGCGCGGCGCGAGACGCTGAGTAGCTGGCGTTGAACGATTTAAGTACCACCTCGCGCGGCAACCCAAGGCCTACAGCGATTTCGTTATTTACAGCTTGAAAGAACTGTTCAAACACCGGGTTAGGTCGCCCTGGTGATGGGCTAGAGATCGTTTCGCCGGGGAAAGTATTGATAACCTTGCCAGAGTTAAGACCGCCGTCCCAAGACTTTGCATTCTCGATATAGGTTGCTTTTGATGCGTCATCAAATAATCCGTCAAATGCTTCTGCGTCCATTGTTGCAAACACGGCAAACACTGCCGCATTGACTGCCGCGTCTACCTCTGCGTCGCTATAGCGATCGAGCTGCTTCAGCTTTGCGATCACTGGTGCCAGCCAGGGCACCCCACGGGTTTGGTTGGGGCGTTTCTTGTGGAACAGATGCAGCACCTTGCGGCTGCCATTGGCAGTGTAGAAAGGCCGTTCAATCCACTGGGGCGGCTTGCCGCTGATTGTTCGGCCGGGATGGCGGTCTGCTATATGAATGCTGGTGGCAATGCCGTCTATTTTTGCAATCCCCTGGGTCAATGCATCGGTATCCATCGCATGGTTGGGATTCGATACACGATCGGCTTCAACGATCTGCACCGCAATGCGATAGGGCCAGTTCTTGGCTTTTGATTTCACCAGCAGCACAAAGGCATCGCCCGATTCCAATTCGGCGCGAAGCGCTAAGTCCTGTAGTTCGTAAAAATTCTGGCCTTGGTAATAGTCTGCAAATTGCGAGCCCGCCCAAGTATTAAAATACCGCTCAAATTCACCTTGATATTTACTGGCTTCGTCGTCGCTGAGCCCTAGCAGCTCAGCATCGATCCTGCTCTGCACCGTCAAGCCAGTGCCGACCACATAGGTGGCCATGTTCTCGATCGCACCGCTAGCAATCGGCGCGTTGCGAGCCATGTCCCGCGACCTGCCGCGCATCTCCCGCAGGTCGTACGCAATGTCGCTATCTGCATCGCGAACGCCAGGGGTCCACCCGGCAAAGCGTTCGCTGTAGCTGCCGCCCACATAGCCGCCCATCCGCGCCATGGTGGCCCGCGACTTCTCGCGCTCGAGCGCCCACTTCGGGGAAACCCGATTGATCAGGCGTTCCAGCAGCGGCGGCTTTACCTGCGGGGTCTGCATCAGAACAGCGGCGAGGGAGTGATGGAGCGGCCACGCGATTGCCGGGCGCTCAGTTCCTGCACGCGCCGATTCCAGAGCGTGATGCCGGCCTGCACCGTCTCCAAATCGGCTCGCTTCATGCGCCGGGCGCCGATCGTGTACTCCTGCCCAGTCAGGATCGCCGTCTCGGCCGCTAGGTAGGCGTCGAGCTGCGTCTGTGCAGTTGCTAGCGAAATTCCTGCCATGGCATCAGACTAGCTAGCCCGAGTCACCGCTTCCAACCAGCAAGGGACAGGCCGCCGCCGCCGGCTGGCTGGCCGGCCTTCACCTGCGCTTCCAGCTGATCCCACATCGTCTTGCTGTTGTACCGGCGGGCCACCAGCAGCAGCGCAGCATAGGCCATCCTGGTGCAGTCGCCGCCCTCATCCCTGCAGCCGGGGGGCAGGATCCATGTGTGTTGGGTCCTAGCCCGGTCCTTGGGGACCCACTTCCACGGAAACAACTCACGCAAAAAATCATCTGTAGCGGCAGTTCCAAAATGCAGGTAGCCAGGGCCTGGCTGCTCCACCCTGAGTTGGCCTCTCAAGTGCCCGACGCTGTTGATGTATCCAATTGTGTAAAGTTTGGCGCCACGCTTGACCGATTTATTTTTGCTATCAACTTCTGCCGCTTTGAATTTTTCAATAATTGGCAGACCTTTGCCTCCTGACCCTTTTGTAGCAACCCACCGAGATGGTCGCTTAGCGCAAAACTCCTCCACTTTTTTAGAGCACAGTCCGCCGTGGTCGACGCTGCCCAGCGAAACCTTCATCCTGCCGCCGTCCTGCCGCATCCAGGCAGTTTCACTTAAGCGATCAATTTGGTCCCACACGTCCTGCTGCTGGGGATCTCCGTATATCTCAAAATGGGCAATATGCCAGCCTTCCTCGCCTCGGCCCCAGCCCCACAGCGTGTACACCAGCCGCTCCCCTGCGCTGCCGCCGCCGCCCTGCACATCAATGCCGTCGGTCAGCAGCAGCACTCCGGTAGGCACATCCCATGTTTCGCCATTCCATGGGTAGCCATTGCCAAAACCTTCATTTTTGCGGCGCTCAGCCAGGCCATCGGCTGTAAGCTTGCTGGTGATTGAGTCTTCCCATGGGACGCCTAGGTCGGTATTGTGAAACGTTTGCATTGGGTTAATATTCCCCATCTTCATTTGCTCTAGCGCCGTGCGGTGGCGGCTTACCAGCTCCGGCCACATTGCGGCTCGGTGATAGCTCATCCCAGGTCCTACCTGCTGTGACCGCCAGATCGGCACGCCGTTGCGCAGCACCTGTTTACTGCGGTCCAGGCCTAAAGGGCACGCCCAGCCAGCGTCTTCGTCCATCTCGCGCAGACAGCTGTAGTCAATCGGCACTTCGCAGTTCTCGCAACGGATCCGGCCTTCGTCGGGACCTTCTTTAATAAAGCGCTCCCACCTGAGTTGCTGGTAGTGCCGGCAGTGCGGGCAGGGGTAATATCTATATTGCTGATCGCCTTTCTTAAAGGCTTGATCCATGTAATCATTGGGGTATATCGGAGTGCCGCCGATTGTAAAAAACGGATCCCAGATGTTGCCGGCTCGTTGAAACAGGTTGCCAATAGTGTCGCCCTCGGGGCTGTCGTAAGTAGCTGGTTCCTCAAACAGGATCGGGCTCCGCTCCACCCGGCGGCCAGATCGTGGCGTAGCTGCGCTCACCAGGTGGATTAACGCTCCATTAAGGAGCTGTTTGAAGTTGTAGGCGTTTTTCGGTGCTCCTTTTACTTTGCGATTGCTCAACATTCCCTTGAGGCGCGGAATGCCGTGGTTGTCGTCAAACATTGAATCAATATCTTCGTGGCTGTAGGCATCAACCTCTGAATCAGTCGGCTGCACTACCATAACCTTAGAAGGTCGCCAGTCAGTAAAAAACGCAATTAATGCTTTGACATATTCCGACCACCCAACCCTAGACGGCTTTTGGCATACCATGCACTCGACTTCAGGATCCGTAGGCGCAAGAAACCAATCGCGCTGGTAGGGCCTGGTGTACCATTTTTGCCTGCCGTCTGTGCTGCTGGTTATGCGGTAGTACTGATCGGAGTAGGCCAGCATTGTCATGGGCGGCCTAGGCCTGACCTTCTGGGCGAACCGACAAGCCATGCGGCGCTGGTTCCGATCGATCATTCCGGTAGCTCTTCAAATTCGTGCGACGCCACTGCTTCAAACACGTCGGCAATTCTGCGCTCAATCTTTTCTAGCTCTCTATGCGTCAAATGCGGTATGTCTGCCTTGATCTGTTTGTGCAATGATCCGGCTTTTGTTGTTAGCTGTAGCAACACGGCGTTGTAAGCTATTTCTATGTCTTCTTTGTAGACAAGCGTTCCCTCTTTCGCTTTGCGCTCTAACTCCAGCAGGTTGGCTTTCTCGTACTCGGCCCGTGCATGACTGACGTGGTAATCAGGGGAAGCGCCCTGGTCCAGATCATCGGGGCTATCTAGGCGCGGCGCAGGGGCTGGCCTGGGAGCTGGCTGGGCTGGCTGGCGGGGGGGATGCTTGGACTTGGGGCGATTGATTTTTGCCCACAGCTCCTCCAACCCATCCCGCTCGACCAACTTGCCTCTCGGTCCGGGGAAAGACGGCAGGTGGCCTCCGTTGATCTTGCGGTAGATCTCGCCGCGACTCCCGAGCCCGAGCACCTGCATGGCGGCTTCAATGCTGATCAGCACTCAGAGCCTTGTCACAACTTTGTCACATCATTCTAGGTTGTGACAAGAATGTGACAGGGGAGGGGGATCGTGTGCTCCGTGGCCGGCCCTTGTCACATTTACTGAGAACCGTTATCAACAGACAAACGGGGATTGCGTGGCACCCACGCTTAGCGCCGCCAGGGAGGACCCGTGAGCCTGCCCCCCCCCTGAGAGCGAGAATCATTCTCGCCAGCGGCGACAGCTCACCCGTCGAGCATGTCGAGCGCTGCTGCGCCGTAGCCGCGCTGGCCGGCCATCAGGGCACGCATAAAGCCAATGCGGTACCGGGCCGCCACCTCGTTGCGCACCTGGGCGCGGAGTCGCTCGCCAGTGCGCGTGTCGCCCATGAAAATACCGCCGATGCTGGGCCCATAGAGACCGCGCAGCCTACCGCTGCGCTTGCGACGAAACACCAGCTGGTTGCCGTTGCGACCTGCGGCCTGGAACGCGCCGGTGATCGGCTGGCGACCGGCTGACTTGAGCTGCAGAGCGGTAAGTGGCTGACGTGCGGGGTTGGGCCTGCCCCAGCCCTTGCCACGGCCACGGCCTGGCTGAGGCGATCGGCCGCCCAGTGGTGGGTGACCGGTGCCGGGCTTGATGGCGAATTGGTTGAGGGTTGGTGCTCGCTTGCTGAATCCAACTGTGATAAAGCTACCGTCAGGCGCGACAAATGGTTGCCTTATATCTGTGCTTATTCTTTGCTGCGTAATGCCGTAGCTTTCTGCAATTCCTTTCGCAATTATCGAATTAATCCGCCCACGCCGATTGAATGATCTAGCGGCATAGCGCATGCCTGCCGCCTGGGCCTTGGCGAACTGCTCAGGTGTGAACAATGCAGCCAGCCGCGCGAGGTCATGAAGGCCATCGATGCCCATGGTCGTGACTGCCATCCTGATCCCCTGCTGCTGGGCTCAGTCTGCCGCAACGCTTACTGCATGGTCCTGATCTCGATCTGACAGCCCTCTAGCTCAGTGGCGTAGCCGGGCGTGCAGTATTCCTTTGACGCCACCATGAACACCACCTGGCTGTCGTCGGCGAACAGCACACCGGTGAGACCGTCCAGCGTGCTGCGGCAGAGCTTGTCCAGGTCAGGCCTGGTGATGTGGCGAATGGGTGCCGAGGGGTTGAGCTGGCCCTTGGCGTTGCGGTGGCCCTTGGGCCTAGTGAAACGGAACGTCAGACGCAGGTAGATCGGGGCGCTGGTGATGGCCAGGCCCGTGGCTAGCGCTTCCTGCCGCACTGCCTCGCGCCAAGGCATGACCTTGGCGCTGCTCTCTACCATGCGGCCACCGCCAACGTGGCGCTTGCTGCCTTGTGGCGCTGGGGTAATGCCGCAGATGTTAAACATCATTGGTCTAATTCGTAAAGCAAGAATTCGAGCCTGCTCACAAGAGTTCGTGCGTTAAGAACTGCGCCGCATCAGCTAACGTGAGCGGGCGCTTCGCCAGCTGCTCATGCGCCGTTAGCTCGGCTGCAAGTTGAAGCAACACCTCCTGCGCAACGCGCTGCGGCCAGTCATTCCCGACCTCGCCATTCTCCAGCAGCTCCAGGATCGCGGCGGTTAAGCGACCCTTTAGGGTGGCAAGGTCGACAGCGAGCAGCGTGTTGCCGTCGTTCGCCCAGGGGTCAGCGATCATGACTGTGGCCCCTTGATTGTCCAGAACGGGGCGCCTGTGCTGGCGGTGGCGCTGCCGTCAGCTTCAGCCACTTTCTTGGCGGCCTTGAGCTGCTGCTCTAGGGTTTTGACTGGAGCGGGGTATGCCCAACTCCGTTTCCCTTCGCTATACGAAAACGCCCAGTCATTGTGGCTGAAGCCACCTGGGTCAATTTGGCCGGCTGCTACTCGCCGGTCTAATTCGTCAAGCAAGGATTCGAGCCTGCTTGAAAGAGACTTTTGCTCGGCTTTAATGCTAACGATGGCATCTAGCAATCCATTGCTAGATGCAAAGACGGGGTGAGATACGCCGCTCATCTGATTGCCCCGTGAACCAGAGAGGCAAAGATCGCGGTAAAGAAAATAAACAAGATCCACTCGCCAACCTGGCTCTTGCTGCGGCTGCGGCGTGCCTGTGGCGGGATGGCTGCGCTGTGGTCGCGGCGCCAGGGGGGCACGGAGGATTGGTAGACGGTCATGGGGGAGACGTGGGTTGGAGTCGAGATGCTGAGCCGCCGCAACCGTAGGGCAGATCAGCTCGGATAACTGAGGCGGTCGTTACGGTTCGTTACGTGGCCCTGGCTCGGGAGGGGGAGGCAGGGCCAGCTAAGGGTTAGGCCTGAGCCAGCCCAGCGGAGACCGCTGGGGGGATCGCAGGCTCAATGGGCTGGTCGCCGTTGGCGATGTAAGCCTGCTGCAGCACCTGGTAGCCCTCCTGTGTCAGGCAGTAGCCGGGGCGCCACAGCTGCGCGGTCTTGGCGATCCAGCCCTGACCGCGCAGCCAGGTGACGTTATTGCGAACGGTCGATGGCATCCACATATAACCCAAAACTGTGCACAGATCATTGGTGCGGCAAGACTCGCCGCGATGGTGGTAACAAAAGTCGATATAACGAATAATCTCCCTCTTCAATGGTGATAGGTAATCCCAGTTGATCCAATGTGGCCCGACAGGTGGCAGGCTGCGGCGCCTGGGAGCGGCGACGTGGCGCAATGGCGCGGCGGGCTGCTGGAGCTGTTCGAGAAACCATCCATCCATCCAAACGGCGAACTGCGGGGAGAGCCATCGGGCCAGATCCACGGCGAGGCGAGGATGCACCCATGTGCCCCGGAGGTGGTTGGGGCCGCTGGTGGTGCTGATCACCAGCTGATCGGCGGGAAGGTTGAGCGAGGCGGCCAGGGCCTGGATGTAATCAGTGGTGCGGTCGTTCTGGCGGTAGTTGCTCCACTCCTTGCCGTTGGCGCGGCACATGGCCGTGGCATCGGCAAAGCCGTCGCTGTCGCGGCGAGTAATGGGCGCGTCATTCCACGTCCTGACGCTGAGGCCTGAAGCGTTCATGGCTGGTTTCGATTCGTGAGTTGCCAGACATCGCTGCCTGACATCTGCAGCATAACCACACCGATCCGCAGCTTGTCAACGGCAAGGGGGTCCCCTGGAAATCCAAGGGACCCCCTTGCCTGCAATGAAACCGGGCCTCCGATACGGTTTCAGGTGCCTGCACGATCAACAAGCACCACCGCGTCCAGCCTTACGGGTAGGACCGACCCGGCCATGGCCTCAGGTTAGGGCAATGCCAGGCTCAGGCTTGGGGTGATGCGGGTGCAGAGCCCGCCAGGTAGCCCAGGCCGCAGCCCAGGCCAGGCGGCATTCCGCGACGGAATACAGGGGGCTGAACGTGGTCTGGCCGGGCCTGGCCCAGATGGTCTGGCCGTAGTCGTACCAATTGCCGTGGGTGGCTTCGAGGGCCTGGTAGCCGCCGAGCTGGGCAGCTGTGGAGTACGTGGCGCCGTTCTCGCCCAAGCTCTTCAGGTCCGCCAACACCCTGGCGGGCCCAGTGGCCCATGCGGGCCGGTCTGGCGAGGGGGACAGGGACGGATCGATGTAGGCCACGTCGAACGTGCCTGCGACCCGGCGCCTGACGCAGCAGGTGGGGCGTTCGCTGGCGATCACCTCGACCTGAGCCCAGCGTTCGTGGGTGATGAGCGGCTGAATCCAGTCGGCGTAAGGGCCATCGGCCAGCCCCTGGAGCTCCTGCAGTAGCGGTTCCGCATGCTCTGGGGCCCAGTGACTGCGAACAAACAACTCCAGCGTCCGATGGCAGCTGTTCCCGCGAGGCTCCCAGGTGGCGCGGGTCGCCTCGATGCGATCCATGGCGTAGTCCGACTTCAGCACGCCGAGCACGCCGGTCACCGAGACAGGGAACTCCAGATCGCCTAGCCAGTACCGGTGTTCAGGGTCGCGGCGGTGAAGGCCGGGGATGGCGGGGAGCCAGGGGGTGGATGTGGTCATCGGGGTCAAAAGGCTGAGGGGGGGGGGTACTACGTAGGGGCGGGAATCGGGAATTTTTCGGCCAAACGGCAGTAGTGGCGGGCGATCTCAGCTATCAGAGAGCGGGAAAATGTGTGGGAATTCGGAGGCCCATCGGGAAAACAGGCGGGAATGCCGGGAAGGCGTCGGTGAAGGCTCGATTCCAAGGGGCGAAAAATCCCGATCAATTCCCGCATTTTCCCGCTGTTTTCCTGATTTCCATTTCCCCAGATCCACTGCACCGCAAGGCATTACAAAGAATAATTCCTGATTCCTTCTCTCTTTAGGGGGAGAGAGAGGTGTGCTGGTTGCTGTGGCAGTTAGCGCCATGGGTTGGGGTTCCCCTGGCTGATCAGGTTGAGGGCCCTGCTGCCGGCTGGCGTGAGCTTCCAGGCGGTCCCGGCCTTGCTGACCAGGCCCCGTTTGCGCAGCCAGGTGAGGTTGTTTCTGATGGTCGATTCGTTGTGGCTGTTGAGTTCGGTGATGATCAGGTTCGTTGCGGTCGAGATCTTGCGCTCGGTGCGCACCTCAATGCAGTCGAGGATTGCGCCGCGGGCGTTGCCGGTGACCTCGCCGCGCGTTACCTCAAAGCCGTCCTCGGAGAGGCGATAGCAAAATTCGCGAGACGGGGAGCCTCTGAGCTTGTGGACGCTCCATTCGTTGCCGGGGCCCCGATCGGTGACCACACGGGTGAGCTGATGCACGGCGCTGGGGATCTGGTTGATGTTCTGGCTGCCTGCTGCGGCCTGCAGCCCCTTGCCAGCGGCCTTGCCGCCTGCGGGGTGATGCAGCCACAGGAGCGAGCAATGGCGGCCTACCAGGGCCTGCATGAACCGCATCAGGGTGCCGACCGGGCCGATGCCGAAGTTGACGCCTGCCAGTTCGAGCACCGCCTTTAGGCTGTCGATCACCACTAGCGCGTAGTCGCCCTGTTCGAGTTCGTCGCGCAGCTCCAGCAGGCCACGGGGTGAACAACTCCAAGCGGGGGTGCCTTCGGAGCCCTCAGCTGTCCAGATGGTGAACCCGGCGATCACCTCGGGGTCGGTAGCAACTCCGAGATCCTCCAGGTACTCGCGCACCATTGCTCTGGCGCCTTCGCCGCCGTCGCTGCCAATCCAGAGGATGCGACCACTGCGATCAGGGGTGATCTGCTGATCAAGGAATGGCCGGCCCTTGATGATCGAGACGCCCATGGCGGCGGCGGCCATGGTCTTGCCGGTGCCGCCAGCGCCGAATAGCACATGATCGCGGCGCCACA